GTAAATGATGTTGCAGAAAGATTAACAAAATTAGAAACAATATCGCATGAACGTTGGAAAACTGCTTTTAATGAGTTTTCTGATATAAAACAAGAAATTACCTACATAAATTCAACCATAAAAGCTGCAACCTTTGGGGTGTTTGGTTTTATTGGTGCTATAGGTATTGCTGTATTAACGAGGTTTTTAATATGAAAGGTTTGCTAAAAAATATTGTGGGTGCGGTTGCTCCTACGCTTGGTTCTGCTATGGGTGGACCATTAGGTAATATGGCAATGGGTAAAATAGCACAGGTGTTAGGAGTTTCTAACGATCAAAAAACAATACAGCAAGCAATACAAAACGCTACACCAGAGCAAATGTTAGAACTAAAAAAAGCAGAACAAGAGTTTGAAGTACAGATGAAAGAGCTTGATGTAGATGTATTTCAACTAGAAACACAAGATAAACAACATGCTAGAGGTATGTTTAGTAAAGACTGGACTGCAAGAATTATTGGTTTATTTACCATAGGTGGCTTTCTGGGATATATCTTTTTAGTAACACTACAACCACCAGAACAAAACTCAGAAGCATTAATTAATTTAGTGCTAGGTTATTTAGGAGGATTGGCAAGTGCAATTATTTCGTTCTATTTTGGAGCATCTCACTCCCCAGAAAAAGGAGATTAACATGCAAATATCACAAGAGGGTTTGTCTTTAATAAAAAAATTTGAAGGATGTAAGCTTGAATCCTATAAATGTGCTGCTGGAGTTTGGACAATAGGATATGGTTCTACACACGGTATAACAGAGGGTATGTCAATATCTCAAGAAAGAGCAGATATGTTGTTACTCGAAGATGTAGAAAAATTTGAGCAAGCAGTAAATGATTTAGTAGAAGTGTCACTAGAACAAAATCAATTTGATGCTTTGGTTTCTTGGACTTTTAATTTAGGACCAGCGAATCTTAAAAACTCGACTTTGTTAAAAGTATTAAACAGCAGTCATGTAGATTGGAATGATGTACCAGAACAAATAAAACGTTGGAACAAAGCTGGAGGTAAGGTTCTTGAAGGCCTTGTCCGTAGAAGAGAAGCAGAAGCTTTGCTATTTGAAGGCAAAGAATGGCATGAGGTATAAGTATGCCGTTACAAAAAACAATATTTAAACCTGGTATTAACAGAGAGGGAACAGCCTACGATAATGAAGGTGGTTGGTTTGATTGTAATCTAGTGCGTTTTAGAAAAGGCAGACCAGAAAAATTTGGTGGATGGGAAAAATTAACCACAAATACATATCTTGGTACAGCTAGAGCTTTACACTCTTGGATATCTTTAGAAGGTACAAAGTTTTTAGGTTTAGGTACACATCTTAAGTATTACATAGAAGAGGGTAATAATTTTAATGATGTTACACCAATTAGATCTACAACATCTGCTGGTGATGTTACTTTTTCTGCATCTAACGGTGATGCAACAATAACGGTTGCAGATACAGCACACGGGGCAGTTAAAAATGATTTTGTTACATTTAGTGGTGCTTCTTCATTAGGAGGTAACATAACTGCCGCCGTACTTAATCAAGAGTATCAAATAGCAACCATAGTAAACGCAAATAGTTATACTATTGAAGCAAAAGATACATCTGGCACTACAGTAACTGCAAATGCATCTGATAGTGGCAACGGCGGATCTTCGGTTGTAGGTGCTTATCAGGTTAATGTAGGTCTTGATGTTTATGTACCCAGTACAGGATGGGGTATAAACGGTTGGGGTGAGGGTTCTTTTGGAGAAGCCGCAGCTTTATCAAACACAAACCAGCTAAGATTATGGGCACATGATAATTTTGGCGAAAATTTAATTATCAATCAACGTAATGGCGGTATTTTCAGATGGGTTGAAGCAAATGGTACAAATACAAGAGCTACAAATTTAGCAACTACAACAGGTGCAAATCTAGTACCAACTAAAGCCTTGCAAGTTTTAACGTCAGAGGTTGATAGACATTTAATTGTTTTAGGTGCTGATCCTATATCAGGAACAAGCAGGACTGGTGTTTTAGATCCTATGTTAATAGCTTTTAGTGATCAAGAAAACGAATTAGATTTTGAACCGCTATCAACAAATACGGCAGGTTCATTAAGATTATCATCAGGTTCATCAATAATAGGTGGAGTGAAAGCAAGACAAGAAGTTTTAGTTTGGACTGATACAGCTTTATATAGTATGCAATTTGTCGGTCCGCCTTTTACTTTTGCTGTAAATTTAATTAACGAAGGTACAGGACTTATTGGACCAAAAGCAGCCGTAACTACTCCATCTGCCGTATATTTTATGAGCTACAATAACTTTTACTTTTATAACGGTTCTGTCAATACTTTACCTTGTTCCGTACATAACTATGTATTTGGTGATATAAATTTAACACAATCGTTTAAAATACATGCTTTTACTATCAAAGATAAAAACGAAGTAGGTTGGTTTTATTGCTCATCCAGTTCATCTGAAATAGACAGATATGTTATTTATAACTATGCTGAAAATTTATGGTTTTATGGTCAGTTAGTTAGAACAGCTTGGTTGGATTCAGGTATAGAAAATTATCCTAGATCTGTAGAAAGTCCATATTTGTTTCGTCAAGAAATAGGTTTTAATGATGATGGGTCTCCTATGACTAATGTATTTATAGAAAGTAGTGATTTTGATTTAGGTGATGGAGAAAAATTTGCTTTTGCTAGAAGAATAATACCCGATTTTAAATTTATACAAGATGCTAACAACGGTTCTATTAATGTAGTTGTAAAAACAAGAAACTTTCCAGGTGACTCATTAGCTACAAATTCTACAAATGAAATATCTAGCACCACACAACAATCACACATAAGAGCAAGAGCTAGACAAATGGCCCTACGAATAGAAAGTAATGATGATGCAACAAATGACGGTAATTTATCTATAGGGTGGCGTTTAGGTGCAACAAGGATTGATATAAAAACTGACGGAAAAAGATGAGTAAGTTGTTACAAACTCAGCTTCCGTTAGCACAAACAGAGGTTACGCCTGATGTTTTTAACCGTCTTATTAGATTACTAGAAATAAATTTAGGGTCAGTTGACCTAGACAATACACGTCAAGTAAGCGAAAATGAGCTAAATACTATAAATTTTAATGCTGGTAGTATTATTTGGAATACAACATTAGAGGTATTACAAGTATATACTGGTAACGAATGGGTAGATATTGGTACAAGACTTGTAGATGATGGGTTACAAGCAACAAGTGCAGTAGGCAAAGTAACGGTTAGAAATAATGGTGCCACGTCTATTAAACTTGCTAATTTTGGTAAATAATAGATACTTTAGGTATCTACAAACAACTTAGTAAAAGCTATGGAAGATAACGTACAAAAATTAGCAGACGCAGGACAATTAGAGGATTCATTAATAATACATGCAGCACCAGGCGAAATGGTGGTGCCTCCTGTTATATCTGAGCAAACACAACAAATGATCAACCAAGATATGCAGTCCGTAGGATTAAATCCTGCTGAGTATATTGTTGGACAAGGATCTATAAATAATTTAACTGGTTTACAAGAATTTGGCTTCTTATCTAAATTATTCAAAAAAGTTAAAAAGGTAGTAAAAAAAGTAGCACCAATAGCAGTAAATTTTATACCTGGAGTAGGTCCAGTGGCAAAAGCAGCACTTACTGCGGCAACTGGTAAAGCCTCAGGATTATCTACAAAAGAAGCTTTGCTAGGCGGTGCATTAAGTTTTGCTGGCGGTAAAATGTTTGGAGGGACAGGAACAGCAGGTAAAGGGTTAAGTGGATTAAAAGGCACATCAGGTAAGTTTTTTGGTAAAGGTGGTACTTTCAGAAATATATTAGGTCGAGGTAAAGAGTTTATTTTGCCTGGACAAGATAAAAAAGGTTTATTTAAAAACATATTGGGTCTTGGTCAACAAACTGGTATGCCAGAAATGGAATATGATGCTGCTGGTAATCCAACTGGTATGTATGTTGATCCCGTTACAGGTGACAAATACAGCTTTGGACAGCTGAAAGATATGGGATTAATTGATCAATCTGGTAACTTAGTAGGATCACCATTAAGTAAATTAAGCGACCCTAAATTTTCAGGTCTTACAGGACCTGGTAGTTTTGCAGATAAAATTTTAAATATTGATCCCAACAAGGGTACAGGACCTTTTAGTTTTTTAAAAGGCAGTGGAGAGCAAGGACAACAAACAGGTTCAGGATTAGGTCTTGGAGGACTTAATTTAGGAGGAGCTGGCGGTATAGGACAATTAGCACTTTTATATGGATTAGCTACTAAAAAAGCAGCAGAAAAAACTGAAGGTGGTCAACGTGATATAAGATTATCTATTAGGCCAGATTTAATGCCGCAAGCAACGTTTCAAGGCTTTGATGCTGGGGTAAGACCAGGCATGTCTTATGGTGGTGCTTTAGGGTATAGGCCAGGTTTTGCTATGGGTAATGATGTTGATATACAGACATTTATGGAACAAGATATGCGTATGGGTGGCCCATCTGAGGGACCTGGTACAGAAACAAGTGATGATATACCTGCTATGTTAAGTGATGGCGAGTTTGTAATGACGGCTGCTGCTAACAAAGGATTAGGTGGATTTAAGATAGAAAAAAACAAAGACAGCCTTACTATTTTCCCAACAGGTAAACCAGATAGAGAACAAGGATTTAAAAACAACGACAAGTTAATGAAATTTTTTGAAAACTATCAGGATATGATGAGTTAATTATGGG